GCCATCTCTTGATTAGCCGTGTGTATGTCTCCGTGTAAGACCTCCTTGGTAAACCCGTCATCGTTCATGTAGTGAGCCAGAACACGTAGCTCTAACCCCGCAGCATCCGTGTCTATAAGCTTCTTATCTGGGCTGGCCTCCCAAACTTCTCTACAGTCTGCTCCATACTCTACTCTGACAGAGGGTATCTGTTGCAGGTTTGGCTTCACGCTGCTCATTCTATTTGTAATGGCTCCTAGTGTTCTATACTGGCAGTGTACCCTGTCCTTGTCGGAGCATAGCTCTATCCAAGACTTTATCTGGCTAGTTCGTTTCTGCAAGAGAAAGTATCTGGCTAGCTTCTTAGCTACGTCCAAGTCACAGCCGGATAGCGTAGTCTCATCCACCTTGGGCAAACCAGTGTCGGTAAATACCTTTGGCTCCCAGCCTAGCTCTACTAGCCTCTCCCCTATCTGCTTACGACTTGCTGGATTAAACTCTACCACCTTATCCTTAAGCCTCTTGCCCGTCTTCTCAGAGTACCTTTGCGTAATCTGGTCAGCGAACAGGCCCTTACACTCTACGCTAATACGATCCTGCTCATTCATCAGGTTGTTAAACAGCGATACTGTTTTGTCACGGTTAAGCTTGAACCCATTTTTGCTAACCCTATCAGCCACTATCCGCATCCTGTGTTCGTCTCTGATAGACTGTTCGGTGAAGTCTGACATAGCGCCGTAGAGGGTTTGATAAACCTTCTCACACACCCTTACATCCTGTTCACAGTATTGATGAAGCTCGTTGCTCATAAAAGAAAAGTCCCCGCCATATTGCATCTTGGCAAATCCAAGCCTGTCTCCCCAAGATCGTAGGCTATGCCCACCCTCTCTGGCAGGATCATCCATCATAGAAAGAACTAGCGTGTCTACCATGCGGTCCAGAGGTAGGCGAACATCCCAAAGCCTAGCCAGAACAGGGAAATCAAAGCCCAGACCGTTATGTGCAATTACCGAGTCGAAACAGTCTAGATACTGCTGTAGGTTAGCAGGAGAGGTAAAAGTCTTCACGCCCTCTGCTCCAATCTGCTTGACACAGGCGCAGTGTATGATAGACGGGTCTAGGCTATCCGTTTCTATGTCGATGACTGCCTTCAAGACAATAGTGCCTTCCAGCTAAGGGGGAAGTCGATCTTCATTCGTTCTCCTATCTGCTCTGCTACGTACCGTGTCTCTCTCTGTGCATCTTCAGCTATTCGTAATTTGCACACCCGGCTAAACGCATACACAGAGCCTGTCCAGTACCACTCGGTATAAGTAGACTGAGGCAGGACTGCGCGTGCCTGTTCGGGACAGACCCCCTGTTTAATCATGCTGTTATAAGCATCTACGGCGTGCCTACATGCGTCCTGATACATGTGATCTATAACATTCTGGCTGGGTACTGGCTCCTCCAAGCTTCCCTGTTTCTTGTCGTCTGCTTCCTTCCTCCAGTGCCAGTGCCTGTCGTTCTTCTCGGAGTGCCATGCAACCGGCTCGTCGCTGACGTACCTCCTAGACACTTCGTTCCAGACCAAGCCTACCTGATGCTTTGCCAACTGTCTGGCTATAAAGATGGGCGCACGTATGTGGAACTGAGCACAGGTATGGGCAAAGGGTGACCAATGGTTGTGCTTGGATAGGTAGTTTATCAGGCGCTCGTCCGATTTGTCAATCTCTATTTTAACTTTGTTGAAACTTACCCTAGCGGCATTGACCACGCTAAGATCACTGCCCATTCGATCTATCATAGCTACCTGTATCATCCCTGACCTCGTTTGGTTGTCCTGTTCATAGAGAAGAATGGTGAACGCTTACCCAGTTTCTTTTTATGGTTGAATGGGCGGCGCTTTCTCCTACGCCGCACCTTGGTCTTTGGGGTGTAGGTGTTTGCGTTTTGCTTTCTCGATGCCACAGCTAGAAATCCTCCTTCAGTGTAGACATTCTGCCTGTAGTCTTGTCATAAAACAGCTTGTCCGCTGCTCCTACGTCGCCCGTGTAGCGGCACTTCAGAACTCTCAGGGTGGTAGTGTTGCACTCCACCGGATCGTCGCTCTGGGTATCTCGCTCTAGGCTTACCACGCTATCGCTTATCTGGGCAATGCCGTGTGATCCTCTAAGGTGTCCAAGGTTGACCTCGTTGCCCTCCTCGTGTGACCTGTCGGAGCTAAGTCTACGCAAATGCGTCACCAAGTGTATGCTACACCCTGTCTCCTCCGTTACCTGCCTGAGCATGGTCATTGTCCTGTCTATGGCCTTGCGCTCGTCGGCTATTTCCAGACCGCTAACCAGTATGCTCAGGTGGTCTATAAAAATTAAGGAGCAGTCCAAGCCCTGAACCATGTACCTAACACGGTTGAGCAGGTCTTCCATCTCCAGACTGCCGAAGTGATCGTAGATAAACACTCTGCCAGTTCCTAAAGTATTGTCAAAGTATTTCCTGATCTCTTCTTTAGAATACTTGTCGAATACTTCGTTAAGATGTAGCCTATCGTCCGCTTCAACTGCAAGTATGCCTCTGCGCGTACGGTCCACCGACTCCTCCAAGGCAATTATACCAATGTTGGCGTCAGTGTTCTTCAGGTAGTGATGCTGTAGCTCTCGCAAGATGCTGCTCTTACCAACGCCGGTACCTGCTGCCCATGTAACGATCTCTCTGGCCCGTGTGCCAAGTGTCTTGGCCTGTATCTTAGGCCACGGAAAGTCTATGCTAGACAGGTTCTGCTCTGACCATAGTCCATCAAAATTAGTAGCGGCGTTGCATATGCCAGCCGGGGTAAAGCAGGTTGCGTCCTTAAGATGCGCTACGAAGGCATCTGCTAGTCCCTTCTGAGTGTACTCGCACGGGTCTTTGTGTTCCATCTTAACGATATAAGCTTTTCCCGGACGAAGAAGCTTGGCGCACCGCTCCACTGGCTTGCTACCCGCAACGTCAGAGTCCAGACAGATGAATACCCTGTCGAACCCTTCCAGAAACTCTAGGTTAGCTTTAAAGTCCCGTTCTGCGCTGGCTGCTCCGCTCTTGATACTCACGGCAGGGACAATGGCATTGCCACGCTTGGTAATGGATGTAGCCCCGGCAGGGATTTTATTTGCCATCTGGAACGCAGCCAGTGCGTCTGCCTCGCCCTCCGTAACTATGATAGTCTTGGACTTAGCGTCTCCAGCAACGGTCTTGTTTAGGGTGTGCATACCAAAGAGCGTACATTCTTTGAAGTCTCCCTCTGTTCTGAACTGCTTGTTGATATCTCGTACCTTAACGGCTCTACGTACTCCGGCAATGTCGTAGTACGGGAACTTGACCTGTACGTCATTAGCAGAGACCTCGTAATAATCTCTAACGGCGTCGGATATCTTGCGATCTGACCATGCCGTATCCTTCTTGTTTTCCTGCACTCTATAGTCCTCCATGTGAACTACGGGTTGATCCGTACCGTTGTCGAACTGTTCGCAGCTAAAGCAGAAGGTGTGTCCATCGTCGTATATGGATAGAGCATCGCTGCTGCCGCAATCTGGACAAGGCTGGTGCGTCTTAACAGGCTTGGACTCGTTCTCTATTGGTTGGCTCATTAGTGTATACTCTCCTCCTGATCGTTGTCCTCGTCAGGCTCTTGGCTCAGGTAGATGAAATACTCCACCATTGCCTCGGTGATGAAATAATGTATCGGCCTTTGATTGATACGGCTAAGTTCTAGGTAGAAAGTAGCCGCATCGTCTGGCATGTACTCGTTAGAAACGAGGAAGTTTAGATACTCAAGAGCCAGTGAGTCGCCGTAATCGGGCGCAAATTTCACCTTCTCAGACATGTGTATAATCCTATCATAATCAATGTTGGAACTATTATCTTATAAATCTCCCACTCTGTCAAGACAATGTTATCCACAGTCTGCCATTTCACCAGCAAGCGCAGCATATCCACAGATATCCACGAAGCTATCATCCTTGGGGCTTTCCATCGTTCTGGCAACCTTGACCAGTAGCATCATCATCGCAGCATCGACAGGTGTGAAGGATTTGCCGGTATAGATAGACCACAGGTTGGCTATGCGTTGATGGTTCTCCAGCGCACTGCCGTAGTCTTCCTGACGCTGCCCGTTGATAAGCTCTGCCGCCTGTTTTAGGTATGTGTCTCTGTGCATTTATTATTCTCCTTTTTCCTGTCGTATTTCTTCTTAGATTTAACCAATCTAGGCTTATACTTGGGCGTTCTAAGCTCCTTCGCTATGGGGTTCTTCTTCATTATTTGCTACCACCTTTAAGTCTGGCTTGTTGCTTTCAAACTGTTCTATCAAGCTCCTAAGTCTATGACCTGCCTCGTTAAATTTCTGAAAGTCAGACATCAACATGTCTCCCTCAAATTCCCACATGCTCTGCACCGGCTCTCTGACCAATGGTGCCAAGCGTCTTACATATTCCTCAAGGGTTATTTCTTCCTCGTCGTAACTCCATCTGTACATGTTCTAATCTCCGTTGTTGGTTAAGGTGGGGGGTGAACGGAGTCGAACCGCTCGTTAGGTAGCTGTACCTACCCTGTTGCATTGTACAGACCTCCAGCACGATAGTCATGCCTTCTTAGGCTCTACAACATTCACTCGCCAGAACCCCCGTAATATCTACGCTACCTCTCTAAGCTCTATCGCTGTTCCAATCTTGTACCACACTGGCGACTCGGTGTTCTTCCAACGTGCCATGTAGCTTTTCTCTCTTACGTAGTAGTTCCTATATCCTACCACAGGGTCGTCGTCTTTGCAAGCGTCTGGCATACACTGCGGCGGCTCTGTGAACTTGCCACCCCGTAGCTCATAGGGGATCTTAGACAGGTTCTGGAATACGCCGCTACTCTCGGTTTTGTGCGTCTTGCCATAGCGGTGAGTGTACTCGACCAAGAGATTGCTCAGTAGTTGGTACAGCCATTGATAGTTGCTGCGGTTCTCCCTGACCCAGACGGCGCTGGGGTGGTTCTTATGGGTGGCCTTGTAGCAGTCGATGCTAGGCTCCCCATCGACCAAGTGATGGGCAGTGCTGAGCAACTGTGCATACTCCAAGATCATTTTGACCACGTGCTTGTCGCAGTGCATCATAGCGCACCTAACAGGGTCACGGTCTAGGTAGAATATGTTCACTTGTGATCCTCCGTGTCTGTTCTTTTGTTTCGTGGGTTAGTTGTCATGCTGGTGATCCTCCTTGCACAACCCCTTGAATATCAAGGATGTGATGTTCTTCAAGATGGCGAGGTTCTAAGCCTTCACTTAGCAACCCGGCTCCTTTTTCCGTAACCGTCCAGATTTTAGCATTCTCAAGACTACAAAAAGTCCCATTGTCGTCTAATACTATAATTCTTTCCATCATTCTTCACCGTCAGTGCGAATACGTTTGTTTCTAAGCTTACTTTCAAAAATACAAGCATTGCTAAATATAAGACCCAATAAATAGCCTAACATTGATGATCCTCCGTGTCTAGTAGCATCAAGTCGTCTAGCGGGTCACCTATGCCCAGAGCTTTCCTGACTTCGTGTGAACATGTGGGGCAGATATCATCGTCTAGGCTCTGTCCCGGTGATAGTCTAGCATCGCATATGGCGCACCTCATGTCTAACCCCAATCTTTTCTGTCTTGTTCTTCGTCGTATGCAGTGCAGTAATCTTCTACCTGTTCCAACGTCATATCTTCCTCGGTTATGGGGTAGCCGTTATAGGTACCCTTCGGGTAATAGTGAGGCTTGCATGGCCTACCGTAGTATCTGTCAGCACTGCCCCTATCTTCCGGGCTACCGTGCGCTGGGCGTTTAT